CGCGTAGTTAAGTGACTTAAATGAGGGCTGGGTGATCTCTTTTGTCATCTACAGAGCTACCATTCTGGCCCAGTCCTCGTTTAATTCATTACCATGTTAATCGAGGAGCTAAAAACAGGATATGAGTCTAAAAAAATATTACCAGAACAGAAATTATGGAGGGCTGTTCTCCAACGCGCTTTTGAAGATGTTATATATCCTGGTTTGGAAAGACCGTTGGTGGTACAGAAGTATAAGGCACACGGTTGGTTCTCTGATGGGGGCGACGATTTTAATACTGTGTGTTCTTTGGCTGGGTTTGATTACACTTACGTATACGACACTTATCAACGAATGGTAGATAATGAACAGGTCTACTTCTCAAAAGATCAGATCAAATACATTAATTGGCGAAAAGAATATAATAGAAAAAGAAAAATACGACTTTGAATTAAAATATAGAATAGTTAGACGGTCCGCTAAAGAATGTAGTAAATGCGGTAAAACACAAAATTTACAAGAATTTTATTTTAAGGCTGGGAAACGAAGACTCCAGGCAGAATGCAGGACGTGTTTAAATACTAGTCGTATTAAAAAACACTCATCTAATCCAATTGAATATATTGACTATCTTACAAAAAATTTAAGAAATAATAGTATTCATAAAAAACGTAAAGAGTCTAAACTTCAACGTCATGAATATTTAGAGATATTTAAGTTGCAGCATGAAAGGTTCGGTGTCCGTTGTCCATACTCAGGCATAGAGATGACCTGGGAGCTTGGTTTAGGTAAGGCTAAAGAAACTAATATAAGTATTGATAGATTCGATTCTAAAAGGCCGTATGAGTGGGGAAACGTGGTGTTTTGCTGTTGGTTTGTAAACCGAATGAAATATGATTATACGGACTTAGAGTTCATTGGTGCGTGTGAGCATATTGCTAAAAATAAGGAAGGGTTTACTAAAGTGAGAAAGTATCTTAAAGAAAAGGCCCAGTGGGCGAAAAAAATCAACTAAAAAAACCACTGGGCCGAGAGGGAGTTATCGATACCCAGTTATGTTTTATTCATGTGCTACCTCCATGTCAACAATTTATCATGGATCACGGACGACGGCAAACAATATAACTTAGAACGATTCTAAATTATAGGATCTTATAAGGTACAGTAAGGTACGAACAGTTATGATGTGAAAAATAGTACCGAGTACACTGAAACCATGAAAATAGACTATTATTCTTATATATCAATGGTTATTCTTTCAGTGTAGTACCCTGAAAGTACACTGAATTTCAGTCTACTAAAGGTAACTCTACTGGTTAGCTGACCTTTTTTGTGGTAAGTATATATATTTAGATTATTATACCTATATAGATATTGAAAATTATGAATACTGTTGGAGCACTAAAGAAACGTTTAAAAGGAGCAGAGTTCTTAACACCGAAACAAAGAACATTTGCCGAGTATTTTGTATCTAGGTATCCAGACGTAACAAAAAAAGAAGCAGCTAAAGCTGCAGGGTACGCTGACAAAATTTGTGAGAAGACAGGTAGTTTATTAACTAATCCTGATAAGTATCCTCATGTGGTTGCTTACATTGAGAAGTTAAGAGATTCAGCCGCTAAGACTTATAAAGATCATTACAGGCATTTAAGAAGATTAGATGATTTATCAAAAATTGCAGAAGGTAAAGGACAGATAGCTGCTGCTATCAATGCAGAGTTTAGATTAGGTCAATCTGTTGGTTTATATGTTGACAAGAAAGAGATTAAAGTTCAAGACCTTTCAGCAATGTCAAAAGACGAATTAATAAAACAGATAAATGAGTTGCGTGATGAAATACCAAACAGCAAAGTCCTTGAAATCGAAGCCGAAGAAGGCGACGATTCGTTGGAAGACTGAGAAACAATTTTGGAACGCTTTTCATAAGCATCACAATTCTCATTTAATCTCAACTAATGTAGGAGTGGTAAGTGTCCATATTGAAAAAAAAGATAAGAGTTAATTACGAAGATGTTCAAATTGATCTTGTTTCACCTTCTAATGATAACGACAATCATTATTTTGGGGAGTATGATTCTGTAAAAAATGTTATTCAATTGGATAAGACTCAATCATCTAGATCACTTGCTAATTCACTTTTACATGAAGTATTACATTCAGTTATTTATCATACTGGTCTTAACTCAGACGGTAATTGTTTAGCTGCAGACAAAGATGAAGAGCTTGTAGTTAATAATTTAACTAATACTCTTTCCCAAATAATTAGAGATAATAAATGGTTCTTACCTTACATACAAAAGAATATAAATTCAGGAGATAAAACCAATGAAAAAACAGGAATCAAAACTATACGAAGAGCTAAGAAAAGCGTTACCAAACGTACACTTTCAAAGAATAGAAACAAACGTAGGACTAGGAGTTCCAGACGTTAATGGGTGTTGTAAAGGTATAGAGTTTTGGTTAGAGCTAAAGGTAAGTACTGGTACAGCCCTTCGGTTATCTAAGTTCCAAAAATCGTGGATTATCAGACGTGGTAGAGAAGGTGGAAGAGTATTTATCTTGCGAAAGGCCCTCCCGCAGAGAGCTTTGAAACTGTACCAGTGGACATCGGCCATGATCCATGAGCCATCAACCCCCGCCCCGTTTGCCATCTTCCATTATCCCGTTGACTACGGCCACCTTTTACAGACCATCCTGAAGAGTCCTTCACCTGCAGCGCGGACCGTGCAGCTGGATCCGTGATTTCCCATCTCCCAACTCCCACTTCCCACTGCAAATCCAACACTTTTTAACCACGGATGGTGAGCTCAGGAGGCAGCTGGTACCGAGACTCGGGTGAAGCTGGGAAAATAAATACTTGACATCAGCGTGGGATAATATATATACGCACATGGTAGCTCAATCATCTCAAACTTGTTAGCTCCTGTTTGTCCGTTGGGCTACCGTCATCGTGGGGTACTCGAGAAAAAGCTTACCACTGTAGTCAAAGACTAGTCGCTCGGTGTTTATTGCGAAACCTATGATACCCCATTTCCCATTTCCCACTTCCCACCGCAGAACCAAGAACTGTGGTTTGTAAACTAAGCATCAGGAGGAGCTGGTACCGCCCGCTGGTCCGTGCTTCAGTCAGAGCGATCGGTAGATTACCTACGCACACACACGCATGTGTGAAAAATTTTTTTATTTTATGCATTGACTTCTAATGCTAAACATCCTATATACATGGGATAACCAAAGGAGAACAACGATGACAAAAGAAACACAAGAAGACAAAAACAATTTATTGTTTAGCTGTCCAGAGCATGGAAAAGAAGCATACTTCAGTATTAAAAAATTTGAAAAGCACCCGAGATGGGCGAAGTCTATGGTGTATGTCTGGTTCAAGGACGACGAACGTGGCGACGAGAAGATGTGGTGTAGAATTTTCAAAGGAGATCTGAAGAAAGGTATTGGGATTCTAGACAATCAACCCTTTAACCAAATTCAATACAAAGTCGGTGATAAATTCAAATACCAAACCGATTCCAATGGCATCACATGGAAGGTAGGAAAAGCATGAGCATTGAAAAATTTTTGCTGGAAGGAGAGAAGGCAGAGTCCTTCACCATTGAAGATGTTGTCAAACATGGTTGCAGCGGCGGGATTATCCCGTCGCTGATTTACTATTATGATACAGTGAAGTTTCATGATGAACATGAAACCTGGATCTGGCAGCAGCTGTACCAACACGCCAACAACGATGGCATGTCGACCCTGCAATACATTTCCCGCTTAAACGGTGGAAAAGATGTGGGATCATTACGTCAATTGAAGAACCTGCTGAGCTGGTGGGCTGCAGAGGTAGCTGCACAGTACATCCTGAACGAAAGAGAGGAGGCAGATGAGTGCACTGGTTAGGTATATTATTTGGTTTGTTTTTGATGCGATCGGAGTGGGGGCGCGTGTTCGTGGGCCTGGCTTTGGTAGCGATATTCATTTAGTTCCCACATCCCGTGCCAAGCCCCAAGACTTTGAGTTTACAGATGAAGAGACTGGAGGCAGCTGGGACCGCTGTACCGAAACTGATGTGGTTTCCCACATCCCGCTGAAAGAAAGGAGTTTTGCTATGTATGAAGAAGCTAATGCATCTGGTACGGTCCGCAGCTCAGGACAGGAGTATGGAACTAATGTTTTCCCATTTCCCATTTCCCACCGAAAAGCTGAGGTTGATGATGTGAAAGATAGACATCAGAAGCACGGCGGTACCGCAAAAATTTTGTTTTTGTTCTATTGGTCGTTGGTTGGTTGGCTATTATTCAATCTGTGAGGTTAAAATAAAAAATGAAATAAATGTAAAATAAAGCTTGTTATGGTCATGGGATAATGTAAGCTTTCATTGTTATAAATATAAACAATAGGAGTATATAATATGACAAAGACAAAAGAGAAAGCACCTAAGTTGCTTAACAGAAAACAAACACAGCTAATTATAAATGGTTGTGAGTTGTTGGACAACAAAGCACAATTAAGCAGTGATTGGAATAGAATTATAAAACCAGAAATGGTTTTATTATTTGAGGAAATGAACAATCACTCATTAGTTGGTTTAGGAGTTGTTAAAAAGAAAACTCACTATTCAATTAACAGAAATGTTAAAGAATATAATATGTTTGATAGTGAGAATTTTAAAAAACAATATCCAGACTTGTTCAAAAAGTTCAGTAAAAAGAACATAAGAACAAACTGGACTTACTCAATCAGAGAGGTATAGTTCATTATGACAAAA